CCCCAATTTCCACTGTGGTATACTTAATTTTGAATTTGAGATGGTGGTATTAGCTCAATGGTTAGAGCATCAGGTTGTGGACCTGAGGGTTGACGGTTCGAGTCCGTTATACCACCCAAAATCAAAATTTTCAAGGGCATTGTTAGATTCAGCTTGATTTAACAACATTTCTTTGGGTTCGATCCTCAATAATTCATCAATTGCTGGTTTTGCCTTCTTTATAAGCAGGAATGGGGTTCGGAGCTTAATATAGACCTTTTTATCATTTAATACTAGGTTCGATCCAATTGCTTTTAATATTGTCTTTTTCTCCTCAATAGTTCCTTTGTTGAATTTAACCTCTGCTTGAGTAGCAAAATCAAATGTCTTCGATGCAAAGGTTATCCACTCATCGAGCTTTTGATTAAATGAATCCAACTGTTTATGTATGGCGTCTCTTTCTCCTGTTAATTCCAATCTCTTTGTAATAAATTCTTCTTCCGATATTAACTGGCCACTAAAGTTTGCAGGAGAAAGTTTTAAATCAAGAAGTGAATTAAGTTTTGTTACGATTGTCTTGTAAGAAAGGCTTAGGGAATTATAGTAATCTTCTCTTGCTTTCTTTTGCTCTACATTTTCTTCATTAAGCCATTTTACAGCCCAATCTATATACTTCCTAGATATTTGTAAACTTTTTAAGTAAGTATTGATTTGCTCTACAAGTTCTTTTCCTGATATATATGGTTGGGTGCATTTGTTAAGTCCTCTTTTGTCTGTGCATTTGTAATAAGTAAATGTTTGAATTTTGCCATTCTTATATTTCTTAACGTGATGCTCTCCTGTTATCATGTGTCCGCTCTTTCCGCATGTAAATACTCCTGTCAGTAAATCTTCGTGTCTTACTTTTCTAGGATTTGATCTACCATCTAAAATATCCTGCAATAAATCAAATTGTTCAATGGTTATCATTGGTTTGTGGATTCCATTATCGTAAAGTTTGCCTCCGTATCTATAATATTTTCCAGTATAAAAAGGGTTTCTAAGACACTCGTAAAGCTGGGTTCTGCTAATTATGTTTCCCCTTGAGTTTCTAATTTTAAGCTTGACTACCATTCTATGTAATGTTTCAATGGAATAGTTACCTGTTAGTGCATGTTCAAATATTTTTTTCATTAAAGAAAAGTAAGTCAGATGGGGTAAAATATCTCTTTGTCCTTGAGGCTTACTTACATCATTAAAATAGCCGACTGAAGCAAGTCCGGGGAAAATACCTCTATCTATTTTTGATTTCAGACCTCTTTTTGTATCGCTGCTAAGGTCAGAAATGAAACGTTGCGCTCCTGCTCCTTCCGTAGCCATCACATAGTCGCTATCTTCTTGGGTATATATTTTGTTAGGAGTTACTATCTCCTCTATTTCTCCTGACCGCAAAAGCCATCGGATAATACCTTCATCAACTGGATTTCTACTCAACCTATTAAATTTCCAAACAATAATACCCCTTATATCATGACGCTTGTAGATTGTTTCAATCATCTCGTTAAATACTGGTCTGCCCGGTTGTTTCGCTGACTGGCTTTCAGTAAATGGCTTTAGTATTTGTAGATTTCGGAGGAAAGCGATCTGTTTGGCTGATGCCAATTGATCTTCAATTGACTGTACTTGTCTATCTTCCGATTCCTGAGATTTTCTGCAATAAATAAAATAATACTTTTTCTCGGTCTTACTATAAAACTTAAAGTTTTGCATTTCTGCTATTTTCATAGTGGCATTTCCTTTCCTTGTTTGTCAAGTGAGTTATTTTTCAGTAAAACTTTAAATAAATTAAACATAGAATTTGCCTGTTCTGCTGCTTCAATATCAGTAAGAGCTTGTCCTGTTTCTTCAAAATATATTTGCTTAAATTCTAAAATTGCCTCTTGCTTTAACATATTATTTTTTTGATCTTCGTTACTGAAACATTAGAAAAACTAATAAATAAATTTTCTGGTGTAATAGATAGTAAAGAAATTAAGCTTTTCATTCTCCAATTCTGAATAAATCTTTTCCATTTCTTGGTCTTCCGAAAGGATCAAAGTCATTTACTCGTTGAAAATTTGAGCCATAAGTTGCTATGTTTTGTTGATGTATTGTTTGAGTCATTGGGTCAAAGTTCCAAAAATAGTATTCAAGTGCTCTCATCGCATGGGAATAATGGTCGTGAATCGGTATTTCGTTGGATTGATTAACAAGATTCTCTTCTTTTTTCGGATACTTATAATTTAAAATACAATCCCTGAATCTTTGGCAATTTGGATTATTTGATGAGACATAAAGGCTAGGAATATATTTATGAGTTTGACGAATCTGCGTTGGAATATCAGGAATTGGAGAGGTGCGAACATAATATCCATGAGACGCAAGCTCATCAATTGGAGATTTACCCGTTGTTAACGTTCTTGCTTTACCTGAAATATCGCCTGCAATAAAAGATGGCTGCTTATATGGTTTTGATCGAATTACTTGTACGTAATGCTCAATGTTTGCATTTGTTGCTTCGTAATAATCAAAGAGTCTAAATTCCGATCCGAAAGGCTGTATCCAAAGTATTGAAGTTGGATCACGGACTCCAAAATCGAACGACAAATGAACCTCTAAGTTTGGATCGTATTTAAATGGAATATACCTAGTATCCATATCCCACTCCTCGTAAACTGTTCCTACGGGCTTCTCATACTCCGCCAAAATTTCTTGACGATAATAAGACATACCCATTTGCTGATATTCTTTAATTAGCGTTTGTAGTTCTTGAGGATCAAGTTCTGGGTTTTCCATAGAGGTAAAATGAAACGATTTAAATAGACCCGATTGCTCAAGTTGATAAAGTTGCCTAAATCCTTTTGGTGTTCCTGCCATAATTGCCGGGGCTTTATTGGTTATTAAATTAGGTCTTATGATTCCTAACCAAATATCTATTTCCCAGTCGTCAACTTCGTCTCCTCCGAACGCTCCCCAGTTTGATATTCCTCTTAGTGATTCTGCGTTCTCAACTCCAAGAAGCTGTACTTTTCCGCCCTTTGGCAAAGATACTGATAGCTCGACTTCATTCTTTTTATAGGAAAGTCCTACTTTTTTAAAGTGATTTAACATTCTTGAAACATGGTCATCCCATGAAATATTTTTTGCCTGTATTCTGTTGGGTGCAACATAAGGACAAGTAAGATGAGTTTGTAAAGCTTTTTCAAAAAGCCAAGATATTATTAGAGATGTTTTTCTCCATTTTCTACCTGCCCTAAGCTGAATAAATCTAGTACCACCATCTAGCGCTTCCAGAACTTTCTTTTGCCCTACATGTGGTTTACTTGGATAAAATGTATTTACTTTAATTTGTTTCATCTTCTCCTCTGCTAACAATTATTTGAATATTTGTTTGTTGTAATCCCTCATTTTCTTTTAAGCCATGATTAACTTTTAAAAGAAAAATAGCCATTGCAGGATTAACCTCTTTACCTCCATACATCCCATCGTCCATTAGTTGTTTCTTCTGCTTAGTAAGTATTTTTTTTATTGCATCGGAAAACTCTGGATACTTATTAGCCCATTCGTAGAGGGTATCGGGGTTAACGTTTAGATGCAACGCCAAACCCTCAATTGAGGGAAGTGATGTCTGCTCTCTACCACAGGATGTTATATATTCCTCAATTTTAGGATAAATTACTTCAGGAATATATTTTGTTGGTCTACCCTCTGAATGTTTAATTTCCTTACTTTTTGTCGAAACTATCTGTTTTTTCATATAGAATTTTTATTTTGCCCCACCTCTTTTGATTTCTCCTTAATAATCCTTTTGAAAACTTTTTCAATTTTTAACCTTCTCTTTCGTTCCCATCTCAACTGTTCCCGAAACTCCTCTGGGTCAATTTTTCTGTAGTGTTGTTTTTCTTCTAAGCCTTTCAAGTTTCGCTTTTCCTCCTGCCCAAATTTTAAATTCTTGTACCAAATTGTCGTACCCTTGCCGCTCAAGCTTTAAGTCGGCCTCCACTTTTTCTAATCGATTTTGTGTTTCTTCAAAGAGTTTCATTATTTTGTTGGCGTGTTCAATGGTTTGGTGAAAAGTTAAATCTACTATCTCACCAAAACATCCGCAACACACCAACAACTCTTGATAAACGTGTGATCCTTTCAAAAAAGAACACCTTCTACATAAATTTTTTTCATTCATAAATTTTGTTCTTCCAATAATTGAAGCTTACATTCAATACAAACCACGCAGTCATCCATAACAAACTGAGCTTGAAATTCTCTGCAAAGAGAACATTTTTCTTTCAAATCAAAGACTCTTTTAGCCATTTTGCACCTCTTTTAATCTCGCTTTATACATGCATAAACTTAGTTTATTGTTGATTGTCATCTCGCAAAAGATTTTAAACATAGCCTTACCCCATCCTCTCAAGCTAAGATTTTCTTCCGGGAAGCGTACAGTCTTACAAATTTTCTTATCCACTAACTCACCTTTAAAAACTCTCAGCAAATAAGAATCCAAAACTTGTTCTTTCAAATCCATTGACACGCAAATCATTTTCATAATTGCTCTATCTCCGTTTCCTTAAGTTCTTTCTTAACGACGGTCTTGCTATAAGAAGGTGTAGTGTCCTGTCCAACGTTATTTATTGAATAAGTAGGGGCTTCTGTTTTCCCAACCATTTTTGTACCTACTTGAATTACCCTACTATCCGAAAGTAATATTTCTATATATCTGCGCATTGTTCTTGGAGATGGTCTGCTGCCAAAATTATCACTATCCCATGCGTCTACGAGTTCCGTAATTGTCATTCTTTGCTTTGATTCAGAAAGAGTTGATAAGACTTTTTGGATTTTTGCTTCTTTTGAAACTTCAGCTCTTGTACCGCGAGCAATATATTCTCCGTCAACTAGTTCTATTACCAACTCTACGGGTGTTTCGTCAAAACGGCTATAGCTTCTTAAAACGCGTTGAGTAGAGTTGATGTTTTCCGCGTCCAGTCTTGTAAACTCAAGTAAGATATCTGCTCTTGACCCAAGACCCCCTCCGCCTCTAGTTGCTGTCCCCTCCGTTCCCCCGGACTTTCTGAAGTGATGAATAAGCATTACCGATATGTTTTTGTCCAGAAACGCATTAAGAGGAATAATAGCCTCATCAAGTTCTGGATTATTACCTTCATCCCGTACTGGCCAAAAAGTAGAAATAGTGTCAATTATAAGCAACTCGACGCCTTTATCTTCACAAAAACTGACATTTGTTTTGATAAAAGATAGCCATTGATTGTAGGTAAGTTTAGTCTTGACTGGACGACAATGTACATAAATTTCTCCTTTAAGCCCCAAGTCTTCGCGTCTTCTTGCCCATATAGCCTCTGATTCCTCAGAAAGAATAAGTGTTTTAACGTGGCTTACTTTTTGTCCTGCAAAGTCTTCCCCGGAGGAAATGTTTTTTAGGAGATGGGCAAGAAGGGTAGATTTTCCAACTTTCCATAAAGCAGAGAAGAAGGTTAGATGTCCTTTTGCGAGATAGCCTTCCCATATCCAGTCAACATGTGCCTTGTCTGACGTTAATTGTGATATTAGCTTGGGAACGCTGGACAGGTAACTCACTCTCTCTATAGAATGTCCATCGTTCTTTTTTAAAGCATCAAGATTTATTTTTGGCTCGCCCACATCTCCAAGAGCCTGATTTATTGGGTCAAAGCTCATATTAAGCTCCTTACTGCTTCTTGAAATGAAAGCTTATCTTTCTTCATTAAGTAATCAATGGCATTACGCCCATGAGCGGTACAGCCAAAACAATGCCAAGAATTATCCGGGTAAACAACGAATGAAGGAGTTTTTTCTTCATGGAAAGGGCACTTCGTCGATAGTCTACTTCCTGTTTTTCGAATGCTTCCGATTAGAAGTCTTTCAATGGGGTACTCTCGCGCCCTCTCGACTTCTTCGTCGTCAAAACCCTTCTCTGATTTCTTAAGTTTTCCTGAAACTTTTAAGTATTGGATTGAAAACACTTTGAGTTTCTTTTTTGACTGTTCAATCATATCCCCAACTGTCAATTCGAGAATTTGCAATTTAAGCTCTAAGAGCGTTCCAGTGAAATAATCTTGAATGTATTGCTTTTTAGCACCATAGACTCCTTCTAAGGCTTCAAGGGTGTATTTTTCTTCAATTATTTTTTGAAGCAAAATATCATGTACTTCCTCTTTACCGAAAATTTCTATTAGTTCCTCAATGCTTTTTATCCTTGATTTTCTAAACTCATTTAACATTTTTATCCTCCTCCGCAGGGATTAATAAATACCCTTTCCCAAGACATGCCCTACATTGAATCCTCTGATTAGAAACTGTCCCGAAACCGTTACACACGACACACTTAAAAGGAATGCTGCTTGCTTTCACATTTACAATATTTGTTTTAGTTTCTTCAGTCATATATGTCTATCTTTCAATCAATAACCCTTAAAACACAAAAAACCCGACTACGGATTCAAACCGTGTCGGGTCAATTTCCATCACCCAGTTAGGATTCCCAGTCGAGCTTACCTCGATTCATTATTATATATCAACCCATGGTCAGCCTTTCGGCGGGCTTACTGTTCAGGTAAACGGGGCGGGAACAATTATTTTGATTTTAACTTTTTTACTTCTTCCTTTAATTTTTCAACGTTTTGCTGCAAATCATTAATTCTATCATGGATTACCTTAAACTCTCCTTGAGTAAATAGGTGTATTTCATGTTTATTTATTCTAAATTTAACTGTCATATATTGCTCTGACTTGTTTTCTTAAAAGTCTGTTCAATAGTAGCAGTAGAAATAAAGCGTTTAAAACTCTCCTCCTGTATTCTGTATTGGTCTCCTACCTTAATCGCAGTAAGCAAGCCTGTATGTATAAGTTTCACGACAGTGTTTCGACTGACTAAAAGCTCATCTGCTATTTGGTCTACTGTCTTCATATGTAGGAATTATATCACCTATCTCAGTTATGTCAACTGTCTCTTTATGTATCAAACATGTATTTTAGTAAAAGAATTTACCTTATTAAGTTAAATATTGTTTGGATAAGCTCTTTCGATCTTCTATTGTTATCCCGTTACTAATAAAAATGTTTTTATTGTAGTAATCTTTATGCTTAGGATATCTCCTAAATAATTTAATTATTTTCGGAATCCAAATATCCTCATTTTTTAACCCTATGCATATTATTCCAATTTTGATTTTAGCGGAAGGTTTTCTAAAATCTTCTGTGTTATGAGTGATTATATGGAAATCTCTTTTATTACATTCTCTTATTGCAATTGCGTCAAATACGCCTTGCTTTTTCATAACTCTTACGAATGAGGTAAAAAGCGCCAATTTATTACATTTTTTTCTTAGTTGTAAGAACTCTAAGTTTTCGTCGTGGGCAAAATAAGGTTTATCTCGGGATTTTTCTTTGTTCCTCATTGATTGTTTTATTCAACCATGAAACAGTAAAATTAAAAGCGTCTTCCAAATCCCTTTTTGAAACGCTTACGCCGATTTCTTTAAAATCCATTAAAATTCTTTCATAAGAATATCCTTTTACAATCGCTCTAAAAATATCTGCTGCTAATATCCTCGTGTTCTTAATGTGTGGTAATCCTGAATGAATTTCAGGTGTTGTAGTAATACTCTTAAATTTTGCTAATAAATAAGAGGGGGGGATTGGTAATCGTTCTCCTGTCTCTGGAAATAATATATCTTGTGTCATATTGTAGGAAACTATATTTATCATAGAACTATTTAAAAGTCAAAGTCAATAGAGTATTATTTTTTCTCAAATGTATATTTTGTCAACTCATCAAGTATAAAGATATTTTTTACTTCTCTTTGGTGGTTTCTGTCTTGGTCTTATAGTTAAAAAATTTATAAGGCTCTGTCCTAATATTTTCCATTCTCCTATTTTCTTAGCAACAATTTTTCCATCCCTAAGATAATCAAGTAAAGTCTGAGGGTTTATGTCAAGAACTTTGGCTGCTTCTTCAACATTATAAACCTTATAAGGATCAATTTTTCTATTTTCCATATTTATACTTTATCATACTCTTAAAGTACTTGTCAAGTATGTTTTGCCTATTGACAAACAAAAATACCTGTGTTAAGGTAGATAGTGAAGGGTATTTAACAAAATACCCCTCAAAGTAAACTTGTTGAGGGTAGACTTTGAGAGGCAATTACGATTATACAATATTAGACCTCCAAAATCTCCTTGAACCATAATATATGAAACGCAGAACACTTATTCTTGAAGAAATTTTCAATATGCTTGCTACTCCTACCCAAAAGGAAAAGTTACTCTCAATTTATAGAACTGGCAACAAAGGAAGCGCAAATCACTTTCAACTTTGCATTATTTACGACAAGGTAAGAAAACTGCTTAACTATAAAGAGGAATCTAAAACTTTTTTCCCATTCCATGTATCTGCAACTAAACGGACAATTAAAATCAACTCTCGCAATGGGAACGAGATCGTAAGTATGTAGGGGTGGTATTTTTGAAGCTAGCCTAAGTATAGGTGGTAATTATGAACAAATTGATCGAAGAATATCTAAATTATCTACAACTAAAAGGTAAAAGTCCTCTGACTATCAGGAATTACAAATCTTACCTATCAATATTTGCCACTTTTAGCAATATACAGGATGCGAGCGCTATTTCCCTTGATCTAATAGATAAATTCCAATCTTCTTTGGCTGGTGCTGGAATTTCACTAATTACTCAATCTTATTATTTAATAACGATAAGGTCTTTTCTGAAATACCTTAGAATTAGAAAAAACTTAAATGTTTTAGACCCTCTTTTAATAGAGCTACCAAAGACGAGAAGAAAAATAATTGGCGCATTATCGGAAGATGAAGCAAAAAAATTAATAGGTGTTGCTCCAATGCTAAGTGAACAAAGTATAAGAGCACGGGCAATCATTGAGTTTTTGATGGGATCTGGAATAAGAGTTGCAGAGCTTTGTTCGCTAACTATAAAAGATATTGATTTAAAAGAGAAATGGTTTAGGGTAACTGGCAAAGACAATAAGCAAAGAGTTTGTTTTATAAATGATAGAATGGTAGTTACTCTTAAAAAATATCTTTCAACAAGAAGAAATAATTCAATTTACCTTTTTACAAGGTACGATAAATATGATGATAACAAACCTGTTACGACAAGAAGTATAGAACGCCTAGTCAAATCTTATGGAATAAAAGCAGGGATAATAAAATCGGTAACTCCTCATGGACTACGCCGTCTATTCGCAATCCGTTTATTAAGGAAAAACGTTGATATAAGGTATATTCAAGAGTTTTTGGGTCACGAAAGTATTCAAACCACTCAACTGTACACAAACATTGAACGAAATGATCTAGAAAGAGTGTATAGACTTGCTAGCCGAAAAGTAAGTAAAAATGTTAAAAAAGAAAATGAACAAATTCTTATTTCAAGAGAATCACTAAATAAATTGAGGGGAATGATCGGTAACGCCATGCGAAATCAGAACCAAATATTAAGAGAAATACGAGAAAAAAAAGAAGTAAAAATTGATCCGGTTATTTTAATAAAAAGACCTACTCTTAATTAGGGTATTATGAGCAATTTTACACTAGAAGAAAAAAATCAAATAAACAATACCTACCAAAAAATTTGTGATTTATTAGATGAGATTATAGAAATGCAACGAATTATTGCAGCTAAACAAATTAACATTCTTGAAAAGTTAAGAAAGGTCTATGCAACTGGTTTTGTAAAAATAGAAGATGATTTGTTAATACGCCATGTTGTCCAATACAGGCCAAGTAGATGTAAGAAATGTGGGGTATTGGTGGAAGGTGCATACGAATACCTAAGAAGTGCAAGAGATAAAACGCTTTGTGTCGGATGTGATGGATCAAAAAGTATTAAAGAGGAAAGAAGTTTAACTGCAAAATCAAGAAGACAAATATAGGTAGCTAGAAAAAGGGGGATATATGATAGTTAAAAAAAACTATTCTTATGCGGTAAGATAACCTTTTTTAGCTTTGTAGTGTCTTTACCATCAAGCCTACACTAGGCTAAAAATCGCTTCAGGATGACTCAGGACGCATTTATTTTGCTTGGAGTACATAATATGCCTTTCGAAACTGCTTCTTGCCAAGTCAAACTTGGCTACTGCATTTCTGCTTCTAATTTCTTAATCAGGTCGTCTGTTAAAATTCCCGCATCATCAAGCTGTTGCAATAATTCATATCTTTCATCCGATGTTCTATTTTTTAAATAAATATTAATAAATTTTGCCTTTCCAGAATTCGTACTCGCTGCCATTCGAATTGCTCTTATAAAAGCAGAATCTTTTTCTTGCGCTTTAGATTTTGAAAATGCCTCAAGTTTATCAACAATGGCAGGTGTGAGACGACCATCTGTTTCCCATTGTTCAAGTACGCTGTATCGTTCTTCTGGGGTAAGTTTTTGTAACTCAAGATACATTTTGCCAGCTAGTTTTGTTTCCGAATCCTCAACTTCTTTTTCTTGCTTCTTAAACTCTTGAGCGCTTTGTTCTTCAGAGGATAGATTTTTACCTTGTAGATTATCTAAATAGGTCTTTGCTTCAGGAGTTGACCAAATACCAAAAAGTAAAGATTGAGCTTTTTCAGAAAGACTTTCTGGAGCAGTAAAGCGTAATTTTCCACTTGGCGTAAATGAACCGCCTTCCTGTATTGCTTGTCCTGCTTCAAAAGTTTTCCTAAGTTGTCCTCCTCCCGGTAGGTAATTTAAAAGTCCTCTTTGTACATCTTTACTTTCAATGATTCTCTTAAAAAGGTTCTCCTCATCAGATACTTGACCGTATTCCTTCGGAACATTAAGCGCTGCCTTGCCTGTCTCAATAGGAAACTGTAATGTTGGTGGGGCAAAGCGGCCTGGAGCAAATCTTGAAAAGTCAGGAAACATATCCCCATAATCCAACCCCAAGATTTTACCTGCTGTTGCTATAAATAAAAGGTTACTTGCAATCCACCTAAGCGACCCTGCTACATTTTTATTTTTAACCATTTCTACCAAAAATTCAGTTTGGGCTAGGGGATACTTCGCAAATTGAAATAGTGTTTTTGCTAAGTCTGATTGTAGAACTGCTGGGGTATCAATAACATCGTAATAGAACTGAGCTTTTCCAACTATATTTTTTGCGTGTTCGAAGGCTTGTTGTTCATTCATACCCTTGTCTAAGGCTTGTGCTTTCCCGCCCCAATACGCAATTCCTCTATTGAGCTTTTCTGCAAGATTAAACTTATAAAACAGAACATTATCTGCGTTCTCCCAAAACTTCTTTACTGCGTTAAACGTCCTATCTTGCACTATGTCCTTACCCAAAATCCCTGCTTGCTCCAATTCCGTATCCCTACCAAGAACTAGCTTTGGTAGGTTTTGTATTGTTTTCATAAGTCCAATACCAAAGTTTTTTTCTCCTAATACTGCATAGGAATTTGTTGATTGTTGAAGATTTCTAAGCGCAGTTCCCGGATTAAGTCCTAATAATCCTCGAAATACCATCTGTCTTGCTGTTTGGGTAACTGCCGTTGTAGGACGCTGTCCCAAGCGATAACCAATAGGCGAGCTTTTCACGAGGTTGTCTATAAGGTTATCAATATCTGTGGGCTGCATATTGATTCTTGCGATTCTTCCTTTAACATAGTTGTAGGACTCAAGAGGAAGATTCTCTGCTTTTGTTGCTACTTTTTCCAATGCTTGATCCATGTGGAGCTTGCGAGTGCCTCGTTTGACATAGGCTTCTAAAGCTTGCCATGTATCCTGCTTATATTCTGGCATACCCATACGCCTTTGTAGGAAAGGATCGTAAACGCTTTTTACAACTTTACCTTGTATAAGTTTTGCTAACTCTGGATCAAATTCTTTTGTTATCTTGCCTTTCTCGAAAATATGAGTGATGTAGTTTGAGATTTGCTTATCTTCTGGAAGTTTAAGTTTTGTCGCCCATTCTTTTAAGTAGCTTTTTATTTCATTAGCAACTTTTAATTCTTCATTGTTAAGTTTTATTTTATCTCCATCAAGCCATTGGAATATTCTTTGATTGGATGTTGGGTGTACTCTTTTACTCCATGCAGTTATTCTATCTATCTCTTTTGGTAACTCCTGCAAATAATCGTCATACTTTGTACGCAGTAGCTTTGCTTCTTCTCCTAATCCAATTTTCTCAAGAACCCTGTTAGGAGTTCTTAGATAATCTAAAATATTTACTTTCTTTTTTACATCAATCGGAGTTTTATTTACTAAATCATCAAGAGGCTCTGTGAGCTTTCGAGTATCTTTAAATATTCTTCTTTCTTCAAGCATTTCGCTAACAAACTTCTTGCCCTGGTCTATGTTTTTTCTTATTTGCCAGTCCTTACCTAGTGCAAGAGGGTTGTCTATACTTCTAACATTGGTAAAACCTCTTGATGTCCTTAATCCTTGTCCCACGTTCAATCCTTCTGTCATTTTTGCCATTAGTTCGTTTTCCGTCATTCCCATAGATGAGGCTAACTCATCACTTGACTGTCCAAAAACACTTCGGGGGATATGTTCTCTAAATAATTCTCCTGTTTCCTTACTTCTTTTTTCTCCAGCTAAGCGCAAGAAATTACGCATTTTGGTAAACGTTGATTGATACGGACTTGAACCTGCCGAAGCTCTCATTTCTGCCTGTGCTTCTCTTAGCAACTGTGATTCTGCTTGAGATACTTGTTCGGCTGTTGGTTTTATACTTTTTCTTAACAAATCTATTGGCTTCTTTCCAAGTGTTTTTGTTGGTATTCCAATACTTCCTAAAAGAACAGCTCTAACATCTTCAGGGGTTCTTAATTGCAAGGGTTTAGTCCCCTCAACTAGAGAAGTTTTTAAAGCGCCGGGGATTTTACCAAGCTGACCTTTCAGAGTAACGTCAATTGGTGAACCCTCTTTAACAAAAGTACGATAAGCCTGTCCTACTGTTGGACTTGGAATCTCGAATTTAACTCCTACTCCTGGTAATTGAAATAGCGGTTGATTAACAATGTTTGGCAATACTTTATCTACTTTTTGCCTAAGACTATTCCAAACTGCCTGGCTTGACTGCTTAATTTGCGGCGTTATAGTTTGTCCGAGTTTTTCTACCTGAGGAAACAGTTGGTCAACACGATTGCGAAGCTCCTGCCAAGGATTTAACGTAGCAATTCCTTGCTGAAATTGTTGAAACCCTTTTTTTGCTTCTTCTGCTGCTGATAAAAAAGTTGCATGTAATGGCATGTCATTTTATTTTAAATCCTGCTATTTTTCTCAATCTTGCTCTTCTCTTTTCTTCATCGTCTTCTGTTGATAGTCGCTGTGGTAGTTGAAGTGTTCCTGAAGCAAGTCCTAATTGTTTTTCTGCTCCTCTTAGTCCTTCTTCGGATAATGTTCCACTTTTAATTAAACCAGTAAGTCTATTTGTTAAATCTGTGCTGTATTCATTTACAATGTCAAACTTTTTTAGCTGGAGTTTTCTTTCAAACTCTTGTTGATCTTGGAACAACTTTTGCTTAAAGGCAGTATTTCTTTGATTTACACTTCTTATTACGTCTTCGTAGTTCTTGTATGCGTCAAGTATTTGCCTATTGCGATCAACAGCAAGCTGACCTCTTTTGTAAAGTAGGTCAGTCCTATCTTTTTCAAATTGAATTTTTGCTTCTTTCCTGAGCTGCTCTGATTGTGTATCAATGTCAAAAAGCCTTCTATTAGCCTCACTTATAGTACCAGCTTTAGCTAAAAAGATGTCATTAAGGGTGTTTTGAGTTGCTTGGCGATTTTGGCTTATCAAACGCATGGTTTCTCTACCTAAAATCTCAGATGCAGCAATACCAGCCGATCCTCTACGACCATACCGCGAGTATATACCCTGTTGGAGTTCTGAAAATTGACGCCTTAGCTCTGCATCTGTCTCTGTTTCTTTGTGTATTTGTTTTTGTTCTTGTGTTTGATATTGCTGCTCACCAGTTGCCAACTGTCCTTTTATGTCTTCTCGCAGTCGTCCTGTTTTTTGCTCAATACCTGAAATGTCCACTTGACTCTCCTGTCGTCTGGCTTCAATCTGAGCATCTAATGTTGATAAAGCCTGATCAAATAAAGAGCCGTATTGTTCTTCAAAGGATGGGGAGGAAGGAGCTTGTTCAAAAAGTTGTTCAGGGGATGATGGTACTTGTTGTTGTGTAGGTAAAGTTGAAGGCGGAGGAGCTCCTCCACCACCACTTGCAGCAGGCGGTAATTGAGACGTACTTACGCCTAATACCTGTGGAATAGCTGTATAGTTGATATTTCCTGATGGACTTTTTTGATATCTTACCTGTGCTCCAGTTTGTAAATGCTGCTGGACTGTTGGACTTTGAAAAAGCCTTTGTGCAGTAGGAGAGAACATGCCATATGGATTTGGCTTAGGTTTTGGTTGTTCTCTTACAAATCGTGTTAAGTCCCCAACAACTGGTATATTATGGGGTATTCTTAAAACATGAGGCATATTATTTTCCTCTCTCTTTCATGTTTTCTTTAGTATAATAAGGGTAAATGAAAAAAATAATTTTTGGCTTCATTGTTTTAATTTTAATTTTTTACGCTGGTATGCTAACCCAATGGGTTACAGACCAGCCCTCCGATTTAAAATCTAATTTCATTCCTACTCCTACTATCCCAGACCAAATAGATGAAAATAAACTTTGGTCTTTAATACAAGATTGGAGAGTTAGAAATAACCTCAAACCCTATATCAAAGATCAAAGATTGTGCGAGATTGCCTCTGTAAGACTAAAAGACATCCAGACTGATTGGTCTCACAAGAAGTTTATTGCCAAAAGATTTTGTGGTAACTCCTATTGTAAAATTGCAGAAAATCTAGCTTGGGCATATGTATATCCTGAAACACTTTTAGATACTTGGCTTAATTCTCTCTCCCATGCCGCAAATCTTAAGGCAAACTATCGGTATTCTTGTATAGTTACAAATTCAGACTATACTATCCAAGTCTTTGGCAACTTCTAGTTCTAGATGTAAAAGTGCTATATTCCTGTTTGCTGGCGCATTTCTTCCCACAGTTTTAGTTTTGCTTTTTGTCGTGCTTTCCTTTGCTCTATTAATTCCTCTCTCAAATTACTTGGTTGTCTTCCTGCATGACCACTTTTAACCTCATCAAAAGTTGGCAAATCAGGGTCTAGGTCTTTAAACGTTTTGCCTGAGAAGGAATGTCCATATTTAATTATTTTATCTGCGTAAGTATCCTCACAGACCCTTGAACAGTAAGCGCCTCCGTACACAGTATTGCCACATTCTTTGCATTGTCCACTTATATAATTTAAACTCATCCTTTCAAGCATCTCCTTCTCTGTCATTCTCTTTTTTGGTTCTTCCTTTTCTTTTGCCAAACAATGTACTTGGTTTTCTAGCAAGTTTCTGGGCGTCTGTTGTTGTCATGTAACTAACCCGTTTATTCGCAACACTCCCAGGTTTTATAATTGTTTCGTAAACTGGCATATATATTCTCTATGATCTTGAACTTCCGAAAGGAATGGAATCTTGAACTACATCATCTTGAGCTGAATCGCCAAATGCTGCATGCGCAAGACCAACTCCATCATCAAGAAAGTTGCGTACCTCATTCATTCCCCAATGAAAGGTTTGTCCATCAACCGTTGTTTCACGCTGTTCGAGCGGACGTTCTACCCATTCTGTTTGTTCAATGCCATTTTGGCTATAACGCTTAACTCTAACTGACATAATTCACCACCTTACCTATAAGTTTTTTTAATATATGCTACTAATTCGCCTTTTACTTTATTAATATACCCTTGAACAATCTCTCGTGTTTCTGGATGATCCAAAGATTCCTGAACTGCCCGATTAGTAATCTCGTCTCCTAAGTGTTTATAAATTGATAACTTAATATCTTTCTCAAATTTTTTCTTCATATCTTATTTGTTAACTCTATCAATCTTTTATTTTCTTCCTTTATTTCCTCATCGCTTTTGCGTAAACTTTCTGGTAAATCACCACCATAGCGAGCAAGATAGTCAGCTTTTGAGTCTCTTGATAACTTTGCAATACGCTGTATAATTTCTTCAATTTTAATTGGTTCTTTATACCCCTTTGGATACCAACTCATAAATCAATAAAAAAAGCACTTCCTTTTAGGTTGTGCTTCTATAAAATAAAAAACACCAACCTTATTTTGGTTAGTGCCTGAGTCTCCCTCTGGGCGACTGGGTAATAGTGTATCACCCTTCAAATTCAATGTCAAGGACATCTTTTGTTAAATCCCAAGTCTGATGTGAAGCAGTCATAGGAGCAACTGGTGTACCTTCTTCTATTTTCATTACTAATTTTCCAAAACGAATTTTACGGGCAAGCTCGATGTACCAACTCTCTTGTTCTGTGAATGGATAAGTTGTAATACTCATACGGGCAAGAAGGTCGGGGTAGGAAACGCGTGCATATACAGGCTTTCCATTTTGGACACTAACATCAAGCACACAATCCCTTAGAGAACGCCAGAGAAGTACCAGTCGCATCTCATTTACGCTAAGCGAAAAACCATTTGCGTCAATAATGTCTTTATTTTGTTGGTTCTGTTCAACTGTTGGTAACGAAATCATAGTGTTTGAAAAACTGTTTTATAGAACTCGAGTTCTTTTAATTGAAGTGTGCTAAAATAAGCTGTAAGGTCAGTGGGTAGGTTCGAACGTCGTTCGGTACTCCACCCATATAAATGTAATCTTAAGCAAACATATCAAACTTACCCATAACGGGACTCGAACCTCTGATATAATTGTCTTATGAAAATCCTTGATTTTGCCCTTGTTCTTGGAAAACTAAAAAACAT